AGGCTAATTATACCAGCATCCTCAGTAGTGGTAGTCTCTTTTACCCTATCTTTAACTACTAGAGCCATGCATCACCTCCTTTTAGGTTAAAAGGCGATACTATGAGAAGCTAATGTCTAAGTCCGTAGCATTGAACTTAAATACATCGCCATCTTTTACTTCTCTAGACGACGTTAACGCCCCATGAAGCAAGACATTTCCAGCAGTAAGGTGATCAGTAACAATCACACCAGAAACATGACCCCAGTCGGCTGTAGCCGTGGGAAAAGTAATGGCACCCGTGTTAGTAATAGACCCTGAAGTGCCTACGTCAATTGGGCTTGTCCAAGCTGTAACCTGAACTCTCGCGTATGCACCGCCACTTTTTTCTTTTGAGGCTGTTTTACCCGTCTCAAGAGCCGTTGCCTCATAAAACCCGATTAAACCAACATATACGCTAGCTCCGGGGGTGGTATAAGCCGTGTTTCTTAGTACGTGATTAATTAGCTTATTTTCCAAATAATTTGTCATGGCATCTGACATAGTATGTAACTCCTCTTTCTAGAAAGATGTTAATTCTGTTCTTCTCCACACGTTTGTAGCCACACAAACATATAAATGGTATACCGTAGTGCTTTCTATTACCGTGCCAGCTATTTTTATTTCGCCAACCACACCAGTATCTGTTATACTCGACGGGGCGCTATCACTCCAAAAAACAAGAGAGTCTCCCACGTCAGTAAAAACAGCCCTAATATTGTCTGGCCCTATTAAGCCAGCAGTATTATCTGGCAAATTGGACGTTACCTGAGCGGCTAACTCAGTTTTTGTTCTCTTAGTCATAGTAATCCCACTGCAATTAAACTACACACTATTATACACCAAGTATACAAAAAAACCGCCCTCAAAACATTTTGAGGACGGCTTTAATGTGGCGCTGGGATAATTAGAAGGAGCCAAGAAGGGTTCTTCGGTTATCGAGAACGGCAAATCCAATCTCAGCCCAGCCGTAGAAACCAGCACGCTGATGACGATGGAGAGCGTCATCTTCAAAGATCTGAATATCTTGCTTGATAGGCATAATAAAGCTATCGTTAGCAGACAGATCAAGACCAACCACCAATTCCTTATCGCTACCCTGAATGGCACCGCCAAGTTGGTTGGAAAAGAAGCGTTGGTATTCTTGGTCTTCACCAAGCTCATCCATATCATTGAGGTTAACACCAAACACGCGAGTCAAAGCAGCACCGTCGTCACTAGCGAGATAGATCTCACGACGAGTTACTTCATCAACCTGATCAAGACCCCAGTTGCGGATGTCTTCAAGAGCTTCCGGCGAGAGGAAAAGATCGGTCAAACGACCGCGATTTAGTGAACCACTATTACCGCCAGCGTTACGCCGCATGACAGTCTTCATCAGAGAAACAAGACGCTTGGTAAACTGACCAGCGGATGCATCAGCGTCATAGACCAAAATATTACGGTCAACGCCAGCAGCCAGCATCGTATGCCAACCATCATCGTTCATCTTCTTAGTAAAGCCAGCTTCCAGCACCTGCATGGCGCGTCCCACAACATCCCATCGGGCTTCACGGGCATAACGAAGCAGGTAATCAATCGAGGAAGCTACGCTATAGGTCGGAACCATAACGTAATCGCCTTCGACCGCTCGCTCTGGAACGCGACCGTGACCGGGATTAGTGTAAGCGACGTGATCGCCTTCAGTACCGGGAGCCAACAGATCAAGCGGAAATTCCGCAGCAGATCCGGGGGCCATTTGGATCTTCTCAAAAATGCCATCGAGGACATCGCCCACGAGAACACCCTTACGCAACGGAAGTTCCAAAGCTACAGCAAGCTCTCTCTGCGCCGAAAGAGCTTCATTCTTATCAGCGCTACCAGAGCGCTTGATGAGATCAATAAAATGATCATCAGGTTTGGTCATTCTACTCATTTATCTTCTCCTTAATTAGGATTGAGGTTTGTTAATTAGTATTACTATTTGGTAGGTTAATTTCGACCTTGTAGTAACCTTCATCATCGACGGTTGACAAGAATCTACCAACAGCTAACTTATTAGGCTTAGCATGAGCATGGGTATATTGATTACTAATGTAACCAGCAGTACCTGAACTTGCATAAGCAATTTGTCCAGCGGTAACGGTTGTGCCGTGAAGAGGAGCTGCGCTGTCAACCAAATTGGTGACAATCCAACCCTTTTTCAGAAGGCTAACCTTACCACCCTTTTGAACCTCATCCTTATGCCAGTTAATATGCTGGCGAGTAAGGTCGAGATTAACAACATCGTTGAGTAGAATGCCAACTGGAACCAAAGCGTTGGTTGCAACGGCATACTTCACTTTTGCGCCAGCTTGATCCATGGCAGCACCAGAACCGACCGTGTCGATAACTGTAACGCCACCTCTGGAAGCCGTGCCTTCGTTGTAGAAAAACGAAATATCTACATCGAGTTCGTTTCTATCAGCTTTCAAAGCCATTTTTATGTCTCCTTAAAAAACATTACTTACTTTTTTAGATTCGCGGTTGTGCGAAGAACCTTGGTTTCCAGCCATTCACTTGCAACAGAGGACAACTCTTCAAGAGCGTCGTCTCCACCGTCAGCAAGGGCGGGTTCAACTTCTTCTTCAGCATCCTCAAGGATGTCAGCTTCGGCTCCCTCTTCAGCTTCGTCAGATTCATCAGTTTGAAGATCCGCTTCTACCTCAGAGCTAGACGGCGTTCGACGACCCTTTTCGTCTTTGTCGTCATCTTTGTCGTCATCTTTCTTCTTAGGGGGCCATTCACCCTTTGGTGGCTTCTTTGGTCCCATGGCGACAACAGCTTCGAACATTTCATCCGTAGCTTCAGCGAAGGTTTCAAGAAGCCCTTCAATATCAGCCTCATCCACACCAGCCTCAACCAAGGCCGCTCTGCGAGCCATAGTCTTAACTTCTGCTTCGTGAGTTTCAATCTTGGCGGTAGCCTCATTGAGCTTCTCATCTTTGTCCGTAAGTGAACCCTCAAGCTCAGCAACCTTAGACTCCATAGCCTCAAGATCAGCCTTCGCTTGATTAACAGCTTCATCGTGTTCAGCCAACTTGGCTTCAAAAGCTTCAACTTGCGTCTTAATTTCTTCGTCTTTCTGATTAGAAATCTCAGCCTTGAGTGCTGCCGCGTCCGACTTGGCCTTAACCAAATCAGCCTTAAGCTCCTCAATCTGTTTTTCTAAAAGTTCATTAGACATATTGGAATTCTCCTTAAAATTAGAAGTAGTAATTGTTATTGCTTCAGCGTCGTCAAAGGGGTCAACATCATTAAGAATCACGCTGCGAGGATTTGCGGGATTGCTAACTAACCCTTTGCCTGAAAATGCTACATTGTTTAGTAGCCTTCCTATTTTATATCCTTCATATTCCCCCGATCCTCCATACGCCCTAAGATGTTTTGTTAAAAAGGCAGAAGCCTTGTCTCTAGCTAAAACCTTATGATTACCTTTTGGGTCAACCAAGGCATAATCAAAGCCAGCGAACAAGCACTCCATACTAACATACCATTTTCCCCCTTCAATTTCATCAATTAAATTTCCCATTCTATCCTTTAAGTCTGGATCGCTCCAGCTATTATAAAGAACAGCACTTGTTATAATATCAAACTTTTCTGGGAGGTCTTTGGAATTTAGGCCGTCTTCTATAGTTTTGCCTTCTGCGTCAATAACAATACTAGAAGTTATATGACCAATGATATCTTTCTCGTCGTGCATAAAGTTAAACTGTTTATCTTCTGGGGTTTTTCTCGCCGCCCACATTTCTCTCTTGCTAAAAACATCATCGTTCTTATTCCACCCAGTAGAAACAAGAACGGAGTTAAGATAATAAAGATCAATCTGGTCAGGATTGCTTTCGGCTTTTGACAAAAGTTTATCAATAGCTACATCTCTAGCAATAGCCTCTTCGGACTCAGACATTTTTGATATAGTAGCAGGCGTAGAAAAAGCAATAGAATTATTAGAAGCTATAGCTTCTTCAAGCCCGTCTTCTATTTCTGATTTATATATGGCGATTTTCATTTGATACCTCATAGAAATATACACCATAAGGTAAAAATATTGTTGGAAACCGTTACTCTGTTTTACTTAAAGCATAAATAGAAACATGCATTTGTCTAATTTCATCAATAGTGGGCTGTCTTCCATTTTGTGTCAAAAATTGATTTTTAGCATCTCGTACTGACATAGCAACCCCAGAATCAACGCCCGTTCTATTTTTGAGAATGTCATTTATGGCGTCAGCATCGATTTCCATAAAAGGCTGCATATTACAAAGAATACAAAGCTTTAAATGTTCAAGTTGATCCATTTCGCTTTTAGTTAGACTTCTCAAATTCTTTTTATCGAAATGTGCTAATATAGCGGGGTTCATAGTTTCTGATATTTTCTTCTGTGCGTCTGTCGTCCACAAAGATAAACTAATAAAATCTAAACTACCAGATTGCCGTGGCTTATCTTCCCGCTGCTTGCGCTTAAATTTGTCCCTAGACATTTTTGGCCTTCCATCTTCTGGCCTACCAACAGGATCATAAAATTCTTTGTCTGTCACGCCCTTTTTGTTTTTTGGGGGTGGCTTGTTTTCTTTATCTTCCGGTGGTCTGTCTTCTGGCTGATCTGTCGGTGGCTCTTCTACAATTTCATGCTCCTTACGGTCATCCGGCGTTGTCAGAGGATTAGGGCCAACATCGTTAGATGGGAGTAAACCCAAATCATCAGGGCCAATCAAGTCTTTGTTTAGGGCGATCTTTTCAAGATCGTTTCTATGTTGAGGGTTATGATACGGGCTGGCTTTTTGCGGCATAGATTCAGCCTTTCGTTCTTTTTCCTCTCTTCGTATTCTTATCTTTTCAATCTCTGGAATCTCCCCAAACCTTTCAAGAACGGTTTCCGAGCTAACAATATTTCTATCAATAAGTTGAACAAGGAGATTCTTTTCAGAAGCTTCGTCAGATAAAACCATTTGGTCAAAATGAATTCTTGCTGGAAGCCTAAACCCCATAGCTTTTTGCACTATCTCTAATTCTTGATCCCACCAGTTGAGAAGGATTTGACGACCATACTCCAGCCTTTCAACGAGGGTCTTGAGACTAATAAAGTTATTAGTAAAGCCGCCAGCGCCGCTCGCCATGCCAGTGAGGGTAGGAGGAACGCCAAGGCCAGCATAAATATTTGTAAGAACTGGTTCATATTTCTCCTTCCCCAAAAATTTATATACTTGAGAGCTAGATTCTTTGAATTGGAGTTCTGGCCCCCACACAAGATCCATAGTCCCACCGCCCACGTTACTGGCCAGTATATTTCTTAGCTTATTAATAGCAGCTTTAGTCGGTAGAATTTTATTGTCTAAATCACCAAGACTCCAAAGTCTTATATTAGAAATGGCACCATCAAGCGCTGATATATCTGCCAGCTTCATTTTTTCAAGCATGATGATATCATCCAATATTGCATAAATCATTGGATTAGACCAAACCAACCAATCATCCTTCTTGTAGAAAAATACAGAAACCTTATCTGGATCTAACGGTATGGTTTTTTCTCCACGCTTAATAGCGTTAATAATATCAGGAGGAAGTAGGGCTGCTAATTTTTGATGGTAGCTTCTCCCACCTCTAAGTCCACGGTTTGCTAAGTTTCTTACTATCTTTGAAACCTTCAGAGCGTATTGTGGCTGACCTACAAAAGTAGCAAGCTCTTCACCGACAACCTCAACTGACAACGGGTTAAGAAAATCAAACTTCCAAGGAATTTCCCTTTTCTTAAAAGTGAGACTTTTAATCTCGGTATCTGTCTTCCCTATAGACCTTAACTCTTTTTCTACCTTTTTGTTTATCTTAGCTATTCTTCTTTTTACTACTACGTTTCCACATCTATAAAGAGTGTTTAGAAATCTTTCAGATCTCTCTTTTCCGTGAACCTTTCTAAACCAAGCCTTAAAAAACTTCTCTATTCTTTTATTTGGATGAACAATTGTTA